ATAGTGGAGATACATTCACAATTCCTGCTGGTGTAACAATCACAAACAATGGAACACAAACAGGTTTTGGTAGAACAGGAGCTGTTAATTGGGATACAACAGTAAAAACAACTGGCTTTACAGCAGTAAGCGGAAATGGATATTTTGTTAATACAACATCTGGCGGAATTACAGTAACTTTACCTGCATCACCTTCTGCTGGTGCTATAGTTGCAATTGCAGATTATGCTAGTACAGCAGCAAGTAATAATATTACAATAGGTAGAAATAGCTCTAAGATAGAAGGTTTAACAAGTGATGCAAAAATAAATATAAATAGAGAATCAAAAACTTTAGTGTATGTTGATGGAACACAAGGTTGGCTTCCAATTAATGATAATGCTGATCCAATATCAGAACTAAAATATGTAACAGCAACAGGTGGTACAGTTACTTGTTCTGGAAATTATAAAATTCATACATTTACTGGTCCTGGAACTTTTACAGTTTCTTGTGCAGGTAATGGAGCAGGTTCAAATACAGTAGATTATTTAGTTGTTGCAGGAGGTGGCGGAGCAGGATCTGATAGAGCTGGTGGAGGCGGAGCAGGAGGATATAGAGAATCATCTGGTGCTGCTTCTGGTTGTTATTCAAGATCGCCTTTAGGTGCTTGTGTTTCAGCATTACCAGTTTCTGCAACAGGTTATCCAATTACAATTGGTGGAGGTGGATCTGGACAACCTGGTAGTGGTACAGCAGGATCTGCTGGAAATAATTCAATTTTTAGTTCAATTACTTCTGCTGGCGGAGGAGGTGGTAGTACACAAAGTGCAGCAGGAAGTACAGGTGGCTCAGGTGGTGGTGGTGCAGGTATTGGTAACCCTAATAATGCTGGACTAGCAGGAAATACACCACCAGTAAGTCCACCACAAGGAAACAATGGTGGTACTGGAAATGGAACAGAATCTGGACCAAAACAAAGAGCAGCAGGTGGAGGGGGCGGAGCAACTGCGGTAGGAACAACTGGAACTCCATCACAAAATGGATGTGGAGGTGCAGGTGCAACTTCTTCTATTACAGCTTCTCCAGTAGCAAGAGCAGGTGGAGGTGCAGGAGGAGTAAATTCTTCACCAACAGGTCCTGCTTCAGGTGGTACAGGGGGCGGTGGAGCTTCTCCTGGTCCTAATGGAGTAAGTGGAACAGCAAATACTGGTGGAGGTGGTGGCGGAGGTGCAGGATGCTCTCCAGGAACAGGCGGTTCTGGCGGAAGCGGAGTCGTAATAATAAGATATAAATATCAAAACTAAATTAACAATTATGTTAATTAAATTAATATAATTGACAATAAAATTAATATAAAATAAGGAGGAAACAATATGGCACATTTTGCAAAAATAGGAGCTAATGGAAAAGTTATTCAAGTATTAACTTTGGATAATAAAGATATGCTTAATGCAGATGGTGTAGAGGATGAAGTAGTAGGACAACAATATTTAGAGCAGCACAATAATTGGGCAGCTCAAATGTGGGTTCAAACTTCATATAATACACAAAGTAATAAGCATTCTTCAGGGGATAATTCTAAAGCTTTTAGGGGCAACTATGCTGGTATAGGTTATTCTTGGGATGAAGATAATCAAATCTTTTGGAATAAAAAACCTTTTCCATCATGGGTTAAAGATATTGCTTCTGCATCTTGGAAATCACCAATTGGTGATGCTCCATCATTAACAGCAGAACAGCAAAGTCAAAATGAAGCTAATACTCACAGATGGAATTTCCAATGGAATGAAGAAAGTCAATCTTGGGATTTAGTAGATTCAATGGCATAATATTATATGAGTGGTGGCATACATAAAAAAACCTTATCTGAAGTAAATTTAATTTATGGTAATGTTTCAATGCCGAAAGGTTTTGAAATAGATAGAGAAGATTTATCTAAACAAATATTAGAATCTAATATTAAAAATTGTACTTTTCCTTTTTCAAGAAATTGGGATATGTTAAATACATTTATTAGAGATCATATTAATTGTGATTATAATATTAATTTAATTAATAAAGAAACTTGGGGAAATAGTTACAAGCCAAACGAAGTTTCAGTTCCCTTGCTAAACATTGATCCTGTTGATTTAAGAAATTCACCTGATTATACTTGTTTGTATGGCGTTAAAGTAGATGATTGTAGTGTTAAAATACATTACGAAGATAATAGAAGAAAAGGTAGGTCTTGGGATATAAATTTAACAAATAATAAATTTATTATATTTCCTTCTACCTGTATGTATTATTTAACAAACACACACAAAGATTCATTAAATTTTGTTCAAACAATAACTTATGAATTTATCTAATTATTATTGGTATTTTAAATCTGCATTAACACCTAGATTTTGTGATGAAGTAATTGAATATGCTAATTCACAAAAAGAAGTTATGGCAAGAACTGGTGGTTATGGTGATAGAAAATTAAATAAGCAAGAAGTATTAGATTTAAAAAGAAAAAGAAATTCTGATCTTGTATGGCTTAATGATACTTGGATATACAAAGAATTACATCCTTTTGTACATGAAGCTAATAAAAATGCTGGTTGGAATTTTGATTGGGAAAGATCAGAATCTTGTCAATTTACAAAATATAAATTAAATCAATATTACGATTGGCACTGTGATAGTTGGGATAAACCTTATGATAGAAAAGATCCTAAACATCCAGAACATGGTAGAATAAGAAAACTATCTATGACTTGTCAATTAACAGATGGTTCAGAATATACAGGTGGTGAATTAGAATTTGATTTTAAAAATTACGAACCTCACATGAGGGATGAAACACAACATCTAAAAAAAGCTGTGGAAATATTACCTAAAGGATCAATAATAGTATTTCCTAGTTTTGTTTGGCATAGAGTAAAGCCAGTAACACAAGGAACAAGATATAGTCTTGTAGTTTGGCATATAGGCAAACCATTTAGATAATGTATATTAATAATTATTTTAGTACAACAATATGGTCAGAAGAAAAACCTGAATTTGTAAAATCTTTAAATATAGCTTCTAACAAATATATTAAAGAAGCTAAGAAAAGAAATAAAGATTATATAAAAAAATTTGGTGATTTTGGTACATCACATCATTCTACACCATTAGTATCAGATAATGATTTTATAGATTTTAGAAATTATATAGGTCAAAAATCTTGGGAATATTTAGATCATCAAGGTTATGATATGTCAGAATATCAAACTATGTTTAGTGAGCTATGGGTACAAGAGTTTTCTAAAAAAGGCGGTGGTCATCATTCTGCACACATACATTGGAATCAACATGTGTCAGGATTTTATTTTTTAAAATGTAGTGATAAAACTTCTTTTCCAATTTTCCATGAACCTAAAACAGGTGCTAGAGCTACAAAATTAAAAATGAAGCCAGACCTTAAAGGTGTATGGGGTGGTCATGACCAATTTAATATAAGACCTAAACCAGGAACATTAATTATATTTCCAGGTTATTTAGAACATGAGTACGCAGTAGATCATGGACTAGAACCATTTAGATTTATACATTGGAACATACAAGCTGTGCCGAAAG